ACGTTGTTTATTGTAATGCGACCACCTTCACTGTTGCGTCGACCGCCCCAAAGGGTGCAGCCGTTTTCATCGGGACTTTGGGAGAGACGGGAAAGAAAGCGGAGTTTCTGCTCATCGGTGAGCGGGTCGCTTAAGTTTGTGGACTTCGGGAGTCTTGAGGCGAGATGGGTGACGATTGTGACCATGATGGTGGGGAAGGAGGTTTTACCGAGTTTAAGAGTTCAAGCCTGCGTGCCATGCGACGGGGTTAAACCACGGGCGTTGTCCGAGCGGATTATTGTAGGAGATTTTGAGCTGCCAGCCAACGCTTGTGACGTTGTTGGCGACTAGTAACCATTGCATTGGGCCGGAATGGGAATGCAGGTGTGGCTGTGAGTGCTTTTTAGTGGCGGTGTGGTTCATGGTAAGATGGAGGGGAAAAGGGGAAATGCAAGGGAAATTCCGTTCCGGGGGAATGTATAAGGTGCGGGCTGGGGGGATGTAGTAAATAAATAAAAGACAAATGACGCCCCCCCCTAGGGTCGCGTTTTTTCACAATATTATATAGGGGCAGGGGGCGGGGTTGTTTAATAAATAGACTTGGCGGCAGGCTAGGACGAATCTCAAACCTGCCGCCCTTGTCTATCTACTACGCCTCCGCCCTTGCGGCGATCTTCGCTTTGTAGGCTTCAATCTTGGCCTCCGTGATGGTCGGATAAACCGGCGCCAGCATTGCCCACGTGATGCCCGGCACGCTCAAGGTCGTCAAGATGGCTTCAATCGTGACCTCTTCCGCCGTCTTTCTAGGGCCGCCAGTGCGAGGCGCTTTGAACTCCAAGATTTCCAGCCAAGTTTCCATGTTATCCCCATTGAAGGTTTGCCCCTCACCCGGAAACGGATCACGGCCACTTTTCTCCATCTTATCTGCCGTAACTCCATAACTGTGGAGAAACTGGCTAACCGCCCCTCCGCTTTTCGCGTTCTCAGGGTTACTGTTCGCAACTTCCTTGTCAAACACCTCCCCGATCAGCGCCATGAAGGCAGCCTTTGGGAGATTGTAGTTATAGCTTTTCCCGCTATCCTTCACGCCCCTTTCACCACCACTTGTCGCGCGGATAGGCAGAAGAGTTTCAAGAGGGAGCATTGCAGTGTTTTCGTTAGTTTTCATGTCTGTGTTTTGTTATTGGTTTCAGTCAGCCTGTCTCGTCAGGCAAGGTAGGCTAATCCCTTGCGACGGCTTATGCCGTTTCGACTGCCCTTTACATTTCTTTTTGCTCCTTTTTCACAAATTGAATCAGCTTATCGACTTCATCGGCTTCCACGGCTCGCGAGTATTCAGCCAACGAAGCATGGAGTTTTTCTAGTTCTTTGATAGCCAGCGAAATCGCGTGGAATCTTTGGCTCTTTTCAGTCAGTGCTTTGTGTGGATTAATCATACAGGTTTCATTCAAGGTTATCGCCAAGCCGGGCAAACGCGCCCTACTTGTCACCCTATACCTAAACTCCAAGCACTTTGCCCAGATGGGGTCTGCTGCGCTATTTATATCCCTCCCCCGCGCGTGAGAGTTCGCAAAGGCCCTTCTCTACAAAACTCTCCTCCACAACCTTAATGCTTTCTGGAAAGAAGAAAGGCAAAATTCAAATTGCAAAGGCGCGGGAGGGTGTTATCGTTCCCGCCATGAGAGAGAACCCTACACCCGCTACGGGGCCAGTGTCCATTAAGCACGTCAGGAACACCGTTCCCACAGCCCTTCGGGAAACCACCGCGCCAGCGGTCAGCACAACCCAGGCTTTCTCTTCCTTTCCTTCGCCCGAGTCCATCCCCTCCAACCTTCAACTCGAAGAACCCTCCCTCTAATGTCCTTCACCGTCCTACCGCTCACTACCCCGCAAGGGCAAAATGGGTCAAGGGGTTTTACCCATCTTGAAGGGAATGGCGTGGACTTGGAATTGGCACATCTTATTGGTGGGTACAGGCCCACAGTGCGTGATGCAGAAGCAAAGGTGCTGGATAGCAAGATTGACCTGAAGAAAGTCGCGATGCTATGGACCCGTGGTGTGCTTCCGCACGAGATTTCAGAGGTGATGAGCCTTAGCGACGTCGTCCTGGACGAGCTTATGCGGTCGGAAGAGTTCGTCGATGAGGTTAACGGCCTGCAAGCGACAAGGGAAATCACGAGTTTGGATAAAGCGCTGGAGGCCACGTGCGCAGAAGCCCTCATAACCCTTCGCGACTTGATGAAGGCGAGCGATAATCCCGCCGTGCGTTCAAAATGTGCGATGTACATCATCGACCAGCATCGTGGAAAAGCGCCGCAGCATATTCAACTCTCCGGTGGGAAACTTGTGGAAGATCCAAAGGAAGAAATCGCCCGTGTGAGAAAACAACTTGGTTTAACTTAACGAAATTATGACAGTATCCATTCCAAATGACACCGTCACAGTGCTTATCGCAGGGGAGACTTCAAGAGTCCCGTCGAAAATGCTGTGGATTCAAAACTTTAGCACAACGGTGGGGTTTAACGTCCACGCGGAGCCGGGCTCAAGCCAAGACACGAACTCTGTGACAGTGGGTGCTGACCTTTATCTTGGTCCCGCCGCGAGTGCAACACAGCCAACGTCATTCCTGACAGATAACCCTTCGCTTATTTGCGCAAGGTGGTTGGCTCGACAGGCTTCTGGCGGTGCGGTGAACCTTAACGTGGGGAGGATTTGATTATGATCTCACTGGATCAACCTTCCGGAGGCGGCAGTTTTGCCTCGCTAACCGGTGCTGTCGCGGATAACGCGGCGCTGGCGGCGGCGCTGGCCTTGAAACTGGATAAGGCGGGCGGGACGATGACGGGGGTTTTAACACTGCCAGCGGGCGCTGTCGGAGCGCCATCGTTGACCTTTGGCGACACCACCACAGGGCTTTATCGCTCTGCAAGTGGTGAAATCGCAGCTAGCATAGCAGGCGTTCAGGCGCTCAAGTTATCAGCCAATGGTAAGTTTGCCTTCAACTACACCAACGCTGACGCTTTCTTCGGCACGTTGACAAGTGTTTACGGGACGATAGCTATTCGGTCGGATGGATCGGCATCTTTCTTGGTAGATAGAAACATTGGAGCCGTGAACGGCGGGGATTTTCTTGTTTTCTCCGACTCAGGAAAGCTCCGTTTTGGTATCTCAAACGATGTTATCTTTGCTCGTAAAGCAGCAGCAACGATTCAACTTGGAGTAGACGCGGCGGGCGTTACGAACCAGATGTTCACTGCCGCGTCTCGCATCACCTCTGACGGTGTTGGCGCGAACCTCACAATCGCAGGTGGCAATGGTCGTGGTGGTGCTGGCGGGTCGCTTATCTTTTCTTACTACACCACGGCAGCGGCGGCCACCATTGGCACGCTTACCGAAGCGATGAGAATCACTACCACGGGTGCAATCATCCTCGCCGCTTTGCCAACCTCAGATCCCGGCGTTAGCGGCCAACTCTACAAAAGCGCCGGAGTCGTAATGCAATCAGCATAAACCTATGAACCTCACCATCACCCTCACCGACAAGCAGCAAACCGCTTTCGACAAGCGCATCACTGGGCAGGCAACCGCAGAGTCCCTCGCCGCCACCGTCATCACCGATCAAGCGCAAGCGTGGGCGGATGCCGATTACCTCGCCGCTTCCAACGAACTCGTCTCCAAGCTCAAATACCAGCCCCAAGCGGTTCTTGATAGTCTCATCTCCCAACTCAACAAACTAGCATGAACACCACCACCGAAGCACAGCACGCCATCCTTGAATCCCAAATTCAGCAGGCCAATAACACCGCCTTTGCTGCAAGCTCTCTTGCCAAAGCCTTTGTCGAAGCTGGGCTCATCGAAGAGGGCAAAGCCAAAGCTGAGGAGTCCAGCAAATACGAGCGTGTGGCTCTTGCGCTCCAGAAGCAGCTCGACCTGCTCCCCTAACCGTGTGACTCATGACCTCGCCCTCGCACCCAATCATTGTTGAAACAGTCGCCGCCATAGTCTTCCTCGCGCAAACTGCCGTAACCTACGCGCTCTTAGCCTTAGCTCCCGCCGAGCGTTACGCAACCCTGGATTGGACCTTGTTAACTTTCCTTGGAGCCACCGGCGCGGCTCTTGTCTGCTTTTGTCTCAACACCAGAGCAGAGATCCGACGAACAATCATCGGTCGTTGTCTAGTCGCAATGCTCATCGGCGTTGTCGGCTCCCGCGGTCTCGCAATCATCCACCCTGCCGTTATGCAAGTTCTCGACGATCCCATTATGCGCATTGGTGCTGGGGCCGCCTTTGGCTTCATTGGTTGGATTTTCTTCGCCGCTATCTTCCATCGCGCGCAAGAACGCGAGGAAAACATCGCCAAGCTCGTCGTTCAAGCAGGAGAAGCCCGCCTTGCGCAACAGGTCGCCGGCCTTGTTGCAAAAGAAGCCGCAATCGCCGCTGAACCAATAGCTAAAAAGGTCGAAGCTGTTGCCTCTGCTCTTCAAGTAGCTCCAAATCCGCACATTGACGTTACCATCCACAACCCACCAACACCATGAAAACTCTCCTTGCACTTACTCTTATCTTTCTCACTTCTTGCACCACAAACCAGCCGCTTAATGATAAGCTGCTGAACGTTGGCTTTGAGCTTGTCACCTTTGGTCTCGCTTCCCAGCAGGCTCCCACTCCGCCTCCCACACCCACAAAATAACCACAATGAGTTTTAAAGACTTTGTAGAGATCCTTGGCTGGTCCTTCAGCACGGTAGCGATCACAGTCTTTTTCCTCATTGCTATCTTCCGCCCACGCTAATGAGCGCTTTCACTGAACAACTGGTCATCACTGCCCTTGCCGAAGTCGGCGTCAAAGAGGTGGGCTCGTCCAACCGTGGCCCTCGTGTGGATCAATACCAGCGCTCAACTTGGCTTGAAGAAAAAGACTGGGGCGCGTGGTGCGCTTCTTTCGTCTGCTGGACCATCCGTGAGGCGATGAAAATCCAAGGCATCAAAGAAACCAAAGGCTTCAAACGTCCCCAAACCGCAGGCGCTTTCGACTTCGAGCGTTGGTCACTCGCCCAAGACTCCAGCACGCAAACCCGCAAGCCCTGCGGTAACGACATCAAGCGTGGCGATCTTGTCATCTGGTCCTTCTCTCACATCTCCATCGCCCTTGGACCGCCAGACTCCAAGGGCATGCTCAAAACCATTGACGGCAACTCCAACGCCAAAGGCTCCCGCACAGGTGGTATGGTCTGCGAGACTTTCCGCCACGTCTCCCTAGTCCGTTCTCGCATCCGCTTCACCATCTAGCATGACTCTGTTCCAAACCCTCGGCACTCCTGACCTCGAGCAACGGATTTTCCGCATCACGGTGCAGGACATCCATATCAAGCCTTCGAACTTCCCAGCCCTCGGCACGACCTACGGCAACTGGGCCTTCGACGCAAAGGAGCGCCTAGATGACGGTTGGAACGACTACATCTACATCGGCCCAGACGAGGCTCCCGCTGGCCGCTCAGCCTTCCTCTTTGGCCCCGCAACCGCTGGCACTTTACGAGAGAAGACCGACATTATCGAAAGCTACCCGTGGCCTGATGTCCTCCAGGCGCTTGTTGCCACCCCTAAGAACCACGTTTCCGGCTACAAGGCTGACTGGTTTTGGTCTTGGGCGCTCAAATCTTACAACGGCCCGACGCGCGTTAAGCTCTCTGAAACTTGGTCCGCCCAGCGCCACACCATCACAGTCCCTGCCACCGTGATGCAGGCAAAGCCCATCGACATCATCTATTATCAAGGTTCTTTCCACTTCCCACCAACGCTCCACGCTTTCTTCGGCACCTTCTCCTTAACCACCGCCGGTTCTATCGCGCACCCTGACTGGGGTTCTGTAACTTCCACTCACACACCCGCCGCGACCACACTCATCGACTGGCCCGCCTCCGTAATCATTTCTGACCGACAGGAACCCGACGCGGGTGGTTGGCTCCGTAAACAAGTTCTCGCATACGCACCAGGGACATGAACTCTTTCTCCATCCTCAGCAGGGTTCCAAACTGGGACTACCTCCGCAATGTGGATCGACCAGCGATCAGCTTGCCCGAGTTTCAGGGTTTACCCTCTGCTCCGTCCTTTAAGCCTCCTGCTCTTGCTGAGGCCGCTGCGGCTGTGAGTTACCCGTTTCTCTGCCCCGACTCCACCGACGGTTCTACGGCTAGCGCTGTGGTGGCGGGCACTGTTAATGGTGTCCCCGTTACCAATCTCAGCCTCGTCATTAGCAACAGCGGAACTAAATACGTCTATTTCGACGTAACCTACACGCAGGAACTTAGCACTAACAACTATGTCCTTGGCTTCAACAGCACCATCACCTGCGCCCTTGCAACTGGCAGTAGCATTCCCGCCAATACCAGCACCCATCTCTACCGCCAAATCGCTACCTACGTCAGCGGGGCAAAAACCGTCCAAGCCATTCAATCCAGCATGCAGGTCGAAGCCCGTGACGACGGCACAGGTTCCGGAAAAACCCGCGCTATCTGGGGCAGAGCATGAGTGACTTCCTCGACATGCTCAAAGCCGGTGCTTACGTCAGCATCAGCTATGAATACACCGACACCGGTGGCGGCTCCACCTTTGGCCCCACGACTCCTGCTATTATTGGCCCGCTCGATTTTGGCGAAGAGTTCGCGTTTCTTGATACCGTCCAGGCCCATCACTACGCCTATCCTGATCCGCCACCCGATCCCGGTGATCCCTACAACGGCAACATCAAGACCATTTACCACTTCATCAACGTCGGCCACATCATGCCCATGCAGTGGACCTTCGAACGCAAAACATACGACGACACCACGGACACGCTCCTCACCACCGACACACTGATCTTCACCCTCATCAACTCCGCCTCCTTCACCTTTGAAACCACCGAAGGCGCAGGCACCTATGCCACCTTCATCGCAACCTTCAAGTCCCCCGCTTAACCTCCGTAACAATGTTTGACCCACGCCAAATCGCTGAGCTGGAGGCTCTTAGGAAACTCGCACAACTTCAGAAGGACTATGCTTTGTTTGCCTACAAACCGCATGAGAAGCAGGAAATTTTCCACAGGAACGGCGATAAGAAGAGACGCTATCTGCGCACTGGGAACCGCTTTGGGAAGTCAACATGCGGAAGTGCGGAGGACGCAGCGTTTGCTATTGGTGAGCGCCCGTGGATGGCGAAGGGTGATCCTGATAGGTTCAAGGGTATTCCTCAGCGCCCTACGAAGGGTTTAATCCTTGTGGCTGACTGGGACAAGGCGCGAGAAATCTTCACCTGTATGGAAGAGGGGCAGCGTGGGAAGCTGATGCAGTGGATTCCGGTTGATCGGTTGATGACGCCGAAGAAGAATCAGAGCGGCGAGATTGACTGCATTCCGGTTAAGTCCATTTGGGGCGGGACGAGTCTCATCTACATTGACACTGTTGCCTCTTTCAAGCACAACCCTATGAGCCAAGAGTCCTCTCAGTGGGATTGGATTCACGTGGATGAACCGATCCCAAAGGACATGTGGGAAGCTGCTGGGCGTGGGCTAATCGACACTGGTGGCAGCGCGTGGTTTACCTGCACGCCTATTACCGAACAATGGATTAACGAGTACTTCCTCCCTGCTAGTAAGATGCGCAAGAGCTTTGAGCTGGGCCAAACGCATGACGACTTCCCTGAAAGGTGGGTCATGACGGGTTCGACGTATGACAACACCACGCTGGAAAAGGAAAATATTGACGCGTATGCAAATAGCCTGAATATTAAAGACCGCCAAGCGCGAATCCACGGCATCCCAAAAGCTTCCACCGGACTCGTTTATGGGAACTTCGCAATGGAAAAGCACGTGTATGACGAGCTTCCAATTGGATGGAAGGACTTCGACGCGCCTCCAGAGGACTATACTATTCGCGTTGTTATCGATACCCATGTGAGGACGGAGCAAACCGCCCAGTTTTGGGCAACCGCTCCGACAGGTGAGGCTTTTTGCTGGCAGGAAATCTTTGCCGACTGCTACATCAACACGTTCTGCGAAGCTATTCTGGAAATCCTAGATGGGAGACAACCTTATCTCTGTGTCATCGACCAGAGCGCGTTTATCCCGAACCCTGTTGACGGCTCGTGCTTGGCTGATATCTTCTACACATACGGCATCAACGTCCAACGCGCTACAAAGGAACTTAAAACCGGGATTCAAAAGGCCCGCCAAGCGCTCGAAACCACCCGCACCTACACCATTTCCGGGCGCTCTGTTGAACTAGGGCTTATTCGTTTTTGTTCTTCTTGCACCGAAACCATTCGAGAGTTCTTCCTCTACACTTGGCAGAAAGAAAAGGAAAAACCAGTTGATAAAGACGATCATATGATGGAGTGTTTCTATAGGGCGGTTTCTCACGGCCTAGAGTGGGTTTCTCCCGACAGTGAACCGCTCAGCGAGAAACCCTCCCGCGCCTCCGACAAAGAACTCGACCTCACTCCGTTTAGCGACGGCGACTTGAACTCCTTCTCCCAATGACACCTGAAATCATCGAAATGCTCGAACAAGAAGAGCATCCAGATAACATCCAAGAGCTTCTTGACGAAGTTGTTGGCGTGGTGAATAACTCGCGCACATTCATTGCAAGCAATTTCACCGCTTGGGACAAGAGCCTGGCGACTTACAAGCGCAAGAAAGCCACGGACACCGCAGATGCTCGCGCTAAGCAAAAGGGAGAACCCGCCAAGATGGTGGTTCCCCTTACTTACGCCCAGTGCAACACGCTTGTCACCTTCCTCTTTATCTCCCTTACCTCAAAAGATAGCGTCTTTGAACTCTCCGCAACAGGGAATGAGGACTTTGAACTCCGTGAGACCGCTCAAGCCATCATCGACCGTGAAGTTCGCCAAACAAACTACCACATGCGGTTGGTCGAAGCCCTTTTAGATATGGTTCGCTTTTCCTTGGGTGTCCTCAAGACCAGTTGGGAATATGAATCTATCTTCGTTGAGAACAAGTCCACTGAGCAGGACATCTCGTTCCTCTTTGACCCCACCGACCTTACGATTCCACAGGAAGAGGAAAGTGCTGAGGAAGAAGTCATCCTCAAAGAAGGTTGTAAGATCGAAAACATCTCACCCTATCACTTCTTCTACGACACCCGCGTTCCAATCACACGCTGGAAAGAAGGACGCTTCGCCGCTGATGAGCAGTCGGTGAACCTTAAGGACCTCAAGCGCCTCGACAAGCAGGGCTTCCTAGCTGGCACAAAGCACATCCAGGAGTTCGACGCAGAACTCTGGAAAGCCCGTGGTGGTAAACTCGAGAACCGCCTTGATGGCGTTGAGCCTGCTAACTTCACCGGCAAACAACCCAAGGGCGATCGTATGGTTGCTCGCACTTCTGTCCAGTATCGCCTAGTTCCTTCCGAACACGGGCTGGGTGATTCCGAAGATGAAGAGATCTGGGTTATTACCTACGCCAACGACAATCGGATTATCGGTCTCCAGCCACTCAACTCCCCCGCAAATGAGTTCCAATACGATATATTACAACTGCTGCCTGATCAGCATGCCGATCTTTCTGATTCTCTTTCTAAGCTTATCGATCCTATTCAAGAAGTTATCACCTGGCTCATTAACGCACGCGTTGCTTCTGTCCGTCGCAATATCGACGGCCGTCTTGTTGTGGATCAGCAGCACGTGGACATGTCTACCCTGAACACCAATAGCCCGTTCATCCTGCTGAAAAAGAGCGCCCCTCGCATGGGCACCTCCCGTTTCATCGAACAACTCCGCACAACCGACCCGACAGCTTCCCACTTCAACGATTCCGAGGCACTGATCCGTATCCTCTACATGGTTTCTGGAGTGAACGAAAACTCAATGGGAGCCTTCGCGCCTGGCCGCCGCTCCGCAACTGAGAACCGCACAGCAAACGCAGGCGCTTCCGCACGAATGAAGCTCATTGGAGCCTCCTGCTGGTATGGCGGGCTTGCTTCTCTGGGTCGCAAGCTCCTCCTTTCCTGCCGTCAAGACATGTCCTTCACGACATTCTCTAAGATCGTCGGGCCTGAGAAAGCCGAACAGTTCTACGACACCTTCCACCCTACCAATCCTTACGAACTCTACTCTTCCGAGGACTTCTTCACCTACGACGCTACCATCGAATCCGAGCGCAACTACGTCGCCCAGTCCCTCCAAGAGCTCTTCCTCGGCCTCGTTTCCAACCCCGAAGTCGCTGCCAGCATGCAACTTGACCTCCCCTCCATGCTGAGGGAAATCTACGCGCTCCGTGGTGTGAAGAACCTCTCCCGATTCAAAACAAAAGCGCAACCCGGTATGCCGCCTCCAGGCATCCCCGCGCTTCCTCCCGTCGATCCTAACCTTCCACCCGCCCTTCCATGACCGACGAAGCCCCCATCGACCCTCCAAACAGCAAAGACTACGCCCGCCGCTTAAAGGCTCTCGAAGAACTGTCGGTCAATGACATTTACGGAGAGCTAAAGGCTTATATCAAGAGCCAGCATGAAGCCATTTTAGCCAGCATATTCGTGAGCCCAACGAGTGTGGAAGGCATCTTAGCCAGAGAGCGCATGTTTGGCGTGGCCGAGGAATACCAAGTTTTACTTTCGTGGCTGGACAATGAAAAGCTAGACGCGAAAGAACGCTTTGAGCAATTAAAGCTCGAAGAAACACAAGAAAAAACACAAACAACAAATGAAGATTAATTGGTCTTTGATTAATCGCTTGGGCTTTAATGAGCCTCAAGACGATGAATTTGCGAGCTTCTCCCCACAGGGTGACGGCGCAGCTGCCTCGAGCAGTGATGGTGGTGCCGGTGACGGTGCTGCAGACGGCGACGACGATGAGTCGTTTTCGGGCGATGATGACGATGATGACGACGATGATTTGGCTCCAGCAACGCCTGCGGGTGGTGCCCCAAAGCAAAAGCGTCAGGCTCCTCAACTTGACCAAGACGCCCTTGTGCGTCAGATTGCGGAAGTTACTGCGCGCTCTTTGCAGCAGGGACAGCAACCGGGTCAAACACCCCTCACGGAGGATGAGATTCAAAAGCGCCTTGGTCGCCCTACGGTGACAGAGGAACTGATTGCTCGGCTCAGAAACCCTGAGATCACTCCCAAGGAGATGGCAGAAGCTTTGCAACAGCTTCAAGATGGAACTTATCGCTATGCGATGACGACCACACAACATCTCTTGCAGCATCAACTGCAGCCTCTGCTTGCAATGCAGCAGCAGTTTGCTGAACAGCAAAGACAGCAACGGGAGACTGTCTTTCAAAACAACCTGACTCGTGCTTATCCCGCGTTGAAAAAATACAGCGCGGCAGTCGGGCAGGCAATGGCGGAGCTTACAGCTGAGGGATTCAGCGCTAAAGGGCTTCAACCGGAACAGATTTACAAAACCGTTGCACAACGTGCGAAGAAGGTGATTCGGAAGATTCTACCTGATTTCGCGTTGAAACAACAACAAGCGCCAGGTCACACTCGTCAAGCTGGCTCGTTCAGAACTTCTAAGCAGGGGCAAGGGAATCCAGGTCCAGTGCAGAAGTATGGCGCAGCTAGTTTTGACCTTTAATAACGTCAGTAACAAATACAAACTCAATGTCACTCTTCAATCAAATCAGCTCAGCAGATTTGGAGACTAGCTACTCCGCTCGCGCACTGCGCAAAATCTTCTGGAAATACCCGTGGGGCAATACGCCTCTTCTCTACCTGTTGTCCTTGATGGACAAAAACGACACCGACAAGCCAAAGTTCGATTGGTATGAAGGTCGTCAGACGCCGGTTTCAAGCGTAACGATCACTTCTGGCGCAATCGCTGCTGGTGGTGACGGCCCGTTTGCGAATGCAGCTAACTCCGCATCGTCCGCCGCTGCTGGGTTCACTTGGACGGAGAACACAGAATACAACGTCTATGTCTCCTCCAACACGCGCTTCCGCGTGGACGATGTGATCTGGCTTCGTCGCGTGCCAAACGCCGCCGCGAGTGCTTACCTTGAACTCAAGGGCGTCGTAACTGAAGTCGTCAGTGGGTCTACCACACGACTAAAAGTTCTCGCTCTGGTTACCGTAGCAAGCGTGAGCAATGACACTGATGCCAACAGCATTGATGTTGTACTCATTGGCAAAGCAGCCCCAGAAGGTGATACCTCCCGCTCCGGCGGTCTTGAGCTTCCGATTGAACCTGAGAACTACACTCAGATCTACCGTGAAGCGTTTGATAGCACTGGCACAGCCCTCAAAGCCGGTATGGAATGGGACGAAACGGGTCATTACAAAACAATGGCTCGCCAGAACATGTTCCGTATCTGCGAAGCTATGGAAGGCTCGTTGTATTTCGGCGTGCGCAAGATCGACCAAGTGACGAACCAACGTGGCAAGACTGTTCCGCGTCGCTTCACCGGCGGTTTGCTGTGGTTCTTGGAGCAGTGGGAAAAGGGCAACACTGGTAACGGTGGTGCTTTTGACTACCGCCCAGGTGGCACTGACATCACATCCACCGCTTGGGAAACCAACAACGACAAGCGCATCATCAAGATCAACGGCGCGATGACAATCGAGCAGTTCGAGATCATCATGGAACGCGCGTTCATGGACCAGCTTCCTGGGGCGTCTGAAAAACTCATGCAGTGCGGCAACGGCTTCATGAGCATCTTCCAGAAGTATTGCAAAGCGCAGTCGATCACGACTCGCAATTTGCAGACCAAGGAAGACTCCTACGGCATGGCGATCACTCGCTGGACAAGTCCGTGGGGTGAGTTGGTTCTCAAGACCCATCCGATGTGGAACCGCACTCAGCATAACCAAAGCGCGTTCGTTGTGGACGTTCCTTGTCTTGCTTGGCGCGATCTGACTGACCGTGAACTCACTCTTCTGGCTAACCGTCAGCTTCCTGACGAAGATTGCCGCCGCGACGAGTGGCTGGGTGAGGGTGGGCTTGAGTGCAAGTTCCCTGAAAACCATCTCTACGTGGAGGGCGTCACGAGTCTGACATACTAATATGGCCGCATTCGTCAAATCGTCGTCAACGCTGACTGTGACTAGGGGATTCAAGTCCCCTACCACATCACCGCAGTTGAAAATTCTTCAGCTGACAATTGTTCTCTCTTCCCAAGGCGGGGCGACCAATTACATCGCTGCTGATCAGCTCGGCTTTCAAAAGATCCTTCGTTCTGATATGGCTCAGAAGAGTGATGACGCGCTTGCGCTTCACACTTGCCCAAGCTATGACGGCTCGAAGCTCTTTTTCTACAACCCGGCGCAAGCCACTGATGCGACCCGCGATGACCCGGCGGACGTGACAGGAACATTCCGTGTGGTCGTCGAAGGACTCTAACCAAAACAAACAATATGGCACTACCAACAAATGGCTACGAAAGCGATTCACCCAAAGCGGTGGATGTGAAAGACACGAAGATGCTCGACCCTTATGCTCGCGAGACGAAGGGGACACAGAGCAACACAGAGACTGGCAAATCCTTTAAGCCTGGGAAGAAATCCTACGGCAAAGGCGGCGCAGGTCGCATGTAAGCACTAACAACTAATAGTAGCCTCCTATGATCGTCGGCCAGCTAAAAATGTTAATCGCATCATATCTGCACAAAACAGATGTGACTGAGTTTGTCAAAGGGACAAGTGGTAATCAGGTTGATTTGCTGCTTGTCGCTCTGAACAACGCCCGCAAACAAGCGGAGCGAGAACATGATTTTGCAGCTTGCGTGAAGGGAGGCTACTATTCTGTTGGGGCTTCTGGAGCTAACTGGGCCACTGGGATTACCTGGTGGGACGCGGGGAGCCAGAAAGTCAGGAAGGTTAAGAACTGGTATCTCCGAGGGACGGATGGTATCGCTGGCGGAGAGTATGGAACTAACACAATTCTCCGTGCCACAGACAAAGATACACTGGTGAAGGCGCAGGCTTCCCTGTATTACTCAAGCCCAGGAAGTCTGGATCGTTATCCAGGAACTTTAGCGGCAACCGCGACAGATTGGAACGACCCGCTTTTGGGTCAAAATTACGTTATTATCAACGGACAAAGGGTGTCGTATCATCCCGCGCCTACGTCCACGCAAGTGCTTCCGGTGGATGCTTGTTTTTGGTGGCCCGATTGGACTGCGGATGCTAACGATGACTGGTTCACTCAGAACGGTGAGGAGTATTTAATGCTCCAGGGGATTGTGGAATGTAACAAACTTCTTGGCGTGTTCGTAGGGAACGTTGAAGGGAACCTCCCGCCACCGACAAAAGACCTCGATCGTGCGCTCGCACAGCTAATTGCAACCGATGAAGACTCAACCGACGCAAGTCAATTTCTTGAACCATTATGATGAACCAAAGACAACAGCCCGTTTATGATCCAATGGGCCAAATGATGCAGATTCTCCAGCTTGTTATGGGGCAGAATCAGCAGGCTCAGCAGCAGCAGAACCAGGATCGGAATTTTGGTCTGGAACAGCAGCAGCTTGACATGCGTGGGGAGCAGTTTAATCAAAGCCACGCTCAACAGGCCGCGATTCAACAGGCTGAACAAGAGTGGCGTCGCCAGCAAGCTACTCAACAGCAGACGAATGCTGACCGCGCTTACGGGTTGGATGAACGTCAGTTTGGTGTGAGCCAAAAGCAGCTTGAGCATTCCCTTGGAATGGATCAAAAGAAGTTTGACCTCGGGGTTAAGCAGTTTGACCAGCAGGCTGCGCATCAGGAAGCTATTCAGAAGCAGCAGATTCAGCAGGCAATCATGGCCGCGTTGAGTCGTATGGAGACCCCCGAAGGATTCCAAGACCCAACTGCGCTTTTTCAATATCTTCAACAGCAGGGCATTCAGATTCCTGGACTGCAACCGCGGCCACAAGCTCCTGTTGATCCTCGCGTGCTAAACGCTCAGTCGATCGTGCAACAATCAATGTAACAATTTTATGCCACCTCCAGTTCAAGTCAACGGCTCTCTCTCTTCTCAAATCTCCGCGACCTTAGCGAAAGCCGGGCGTCGCGGCGCAGGCTCTGGACCGCTTTCTGAAAGGCGTCCAGGCAAAAAGCGTAACGGCACAGCTGCGCCCACAGGCCAGCTCACCGCCCAGGACATGATCCAGTTGTTCCAATCCATGCCTGTGCCAAATCGTGGTTACAGAAACCCCAACGCCGCCCAGCCTGCAAAGATGGGTGGTGGACTTGATTGGATGGATAAGAACAACTCCGCTGACCAAGTCGGCGCGAGGCAGGGTCGTGTGAACGCTGAACACGCACAAAATCGCAGCAACGCTTTCGCTGCTGGACAATCCGCTGTGGCTGAAGCTAAAGTAAGGAACGGTTACACGGATGCGAACAATAACTTCATTCCTGGAATGCCTAAGGCGCCACCGACTTCCGCCTATGGTCGCGGCAGTGTGGAGTGGATTCCCAAAGGGCAACCAATGCCACGGGGAACCACAACTGATCCCGTGACCGGCAAGCAGACTTTCTTGGATGAATACTTGCCGCAGCTTGCGCAGGTGCAGGCGACAAAAGGTCCACGTGACGCTTCTGGTCGGCCCACAATAACGAATGCTGGCGAGAACTATTTCAACCCTGACCCACGCGTTACCGCTCCAGGTTCAATTCCCAAAGCTCAACCCGTTGCAAGGACTCAGCCTCCAGCACCCGCGCCTTCGCAGAGTGACTTTTCAAGCATCTTTCCTGGGAACTCTGCACCACCACCAAGCAGTCCTCAAGCACCAACCCCGCCTGAGGACCCCTTCATGACGCAGGGCACAATGGAAGGTTCTCTGTCACCAAGCTTCCGCAGTAATGGAATGCCACTCCCGCCTTTGCCTAACGACACTCCAGCCGCTTGGGGCGCGCAGTCACGGGCTCAGTCGTTTCCAGCAGGCTCAATGACAAGCTATGTGCCATATTGTTTGTTTTGGTTAGAGTCCTTCGACGACCACACGGAATGTTCCTGTCACGTCCGCCGGGTCATCGCGGGTCGCATCAGTGGCTTGCGCCGGGTTGTAGAAAAAGAGCTTCGAG